CTACTACTGTGCGGGAGTTCCTGCCCGATCCCTTGCTACAGCCAAATGATGTGGCATTTAAGCCAGAGGCCCCGCTGCTATATAATGAATTTCAGGTTGACAGACTAGCATAATCATCATATAATAAGTACATGCTTAAGAAACGAGCCTTATCTAGGAGCAGAGAATCAATGACATTACCAGATGAAAGATACCGCAGCATCATGCAGGCCAAACGACTCTTGGAAGAACTAATGGATCCCAAGTTGACGCCTAGGGTAGCTGCGGGAATCAGAGACCGTGCTCGCGGGGCATTACGCCACTATCCTTCAGAATATGAGCTACAGCAGCTGGAACAGTTCGCGCCACATATAGTACAAGAGCGTATGGAGCCCCTATACAAGATGATCAAGCAGCATGAGATGGCGGAATCGGTATCGAAAGACTATGCTGCTGAGGGCATGATCAAGCAGCATGACTCAGCAGCTAAACGGATCAATCTAGACGATCCAAACTGGGAACCACACACTTAAACGTTTAAAAGGGCCCCTAGCTCATGTTGGTTAGAGCAGTGGACTCATAATCCATTGGTGCCGTGTTCGACTCACGGGGGGCCCACCACATCGCGACCTTGGTGAAATAGGTAGACACAAGAGACTTAAAATCTCTCGCAGCAATGCATTCCGGTTCGATTCCGGAAGGTCGCACCATACAGCAGCCCTTAGCTCAGTTGGATAGAGCAACAGCCTTCTAAGCTGTAGGCCATTGGTTCGAATCCAATAGGGCTGGCCACTTTAGCTGCTACAGCAGAGTTACGCAGCGTAACCAGGCAGTCACGTGGCAGTCACTGCCAGTGACTGCAAGTGCCTTGACATTTCTGTTCGCGAACATGAACTTAGCCCAATCTGTGTCCAAAATGCCACAGCAGCAAAGACCCTATGCTGTCCAGGGTTATTAAACGTTTGGTTGACGAAATCTCCAAAGTGCGCTATAATAGACACATGACACAGACAAACACCATTCGTAAAAAGCGCACCGACCGTAATCATATCATATATGAGCTACGTGTTAACGGCCAGAACTATATTGGAGTGACTGCTAAGACAGAGTCTACTATTAATAAGTCAGTTCTAGCCCGTGCAGCCAAACACTTCTATCGTGCCAAAACAGAATCAAAGAATTGGTTGTTGTGTCAAGCACTGCGCTCTTTGAACGACAAGAGCGAGATAGAAGTATACGTACACGAAGTGATTCGCGGCAAGGCTGCGGCTCACAAGCGTGAAGTAGAATTGCGTAGACAATTGCAACCCGTTCTAAACACTGACACAAGAGGAGATTGATATGTACGATTCATTGGTAAAAACGGCTAAAGAGTTTGGCCACGGTGATCTGCTTGTAGGCCTGTACTACATCAAATTGAACCGCCACAAGTTCACAGCGGCTCAGTTGGAGGTCTTTGATCAGTTTATGGCTGAAGGCGCTAGGATGATGGCGCCGGTTGACGCAGATTGATTTTGGTGCTATAATAGCGACTTACACTAACAAACATGGAGCGAAACATGCAAGCATTGCGTAAATTTATCGAGCAGAAGAATCATTGGAACAGCTTCTTCAATGGTGAGCAATATGAGATTGCCACAGCTAAGGGTCGTCAACGTGTTGCAGACATGATTGACAGCTGCCTAAGCCCAGAGAACCTTACATGCGATGGTGAGCTGCCCCGTGCAGAAGTTAACCGTCGCTATAGGGAGTTGACCCAAGCTGCCAAGCAATTGCGCACTTTGGACCCTTCAGTTAAGTTCTACGAATACGACGAGGCCATCTAAATGAGACACTACGACGAACTGGCAGTATACGAGCGTGAAGGCTACGAGATCATTGTGGATAAAACCTACGAGGATTTGGACCCTAAGGACTGCTTTGATGAAAGCTGCTACGACATGAAGAAGATGTATGCAGACATTGACGAATGCCGCTTGGAGTGGTTCATGCTGCGTGTACGTGTCTTAGTCGAAGGACTAGAGCTAGACTCGGAGTACTTGGGTGGCCTGCTTTATGCAGATGCCCGTGAAGTGCTCACGGACGGTACAGCAGAGGATCTTATTGCTCAGTGCCTAGACAATGCTAAACAGCAGGTCTACAGGCTCTACAAGAAGTTCCAGGACCTAAGCTGGGAGCTGGATGCTGCTGGGGTTGACAGGACTGCTGCTTGAAGCTATAATAGACACATAGACTAACTAACTAGGAGCGAAAAATGGGTACACGTTCACGCATTGCAGTCATGCATGGTTCAGTATGCAAGTCAGTATACTGCCACTGGGATGGCTATTTGGATAACAATGGCAGGATTCTGCAGGAGTACTATGATTCAACGAAAGCCAACAACCTTGTGGCCCTTGGGGACCTCAGTAGCCTACGCCCGAACATTGGCGAGAAGCATGCCTTTAGCCAGTTCGATCTTACCACGGAACAACGTGAGCAATACGAGTTGGACCACGGAGATTCATGCACGTTCTACGGTCGCGACAGAGGCGAAGAGGGTTGCGACTTTAAAGTAGCACACACCTTTGAGGAGTTCCTAGAGCAGGTGAACCACTGTGGCGCTGAGTATTACTATGTCATGAAGGATGGCACGTGGTATGCGGGTGCTATATACGAAACTGAGGGTCTAGTAAAGAACGGGCTAGTGGCCCTGGGTACAGCACTAGAAACCCTACAGGTTGAAGGGTAATAGGCAACTAGGGGTTGACAAGACCCCTAGAGTGCGCTATAATAGACACATATTAACACACAGGAGCGAATGCAATGCCAGCAATTATCGAAATTAAAGAAGGTACATACAAGATCCGCGGTCGCGACACTAGCATGAGCGGTTGCCGTTTTGAACTAGTAGACGGTTTCAAGTTTGGTTCAACAGGTGGGTTCGTTACAGTGAACGGCGGTAGTGCCGAGCCTGTGAACTCCGCTATCCCCGATCGCAAGATCAAAATCAAGTGCGAGGGCATAGAGAGCTATACTGTAGTCTCTGAGGTAGCACATTCACCCGTAGGAGACAAGAGTTTGGAAACTATTAAGATCAGCGATGCTACTGTTGCACACAAAACGGACGACGAGATCATTGAGAAGACTCGTGCTCGCTTCCAAGTACTAACAGACATGACTAAGGCTGTTAAGGCTGGCAATGTCCGTGCAATGATTGTAACAGGCCCCCCAGGCGTAGGCAAATCGTTTGGTGTAGAAGAAGTACTTACTAAGGACGACTTGTTCAATACACTAGGCGAGCGTAAGCCACGCTACGAGATCGTTAAGGGTGCCATGAGTGCCATTGGCTTGTATGCTAAACTCTACGAGTTCTCAGCAGAGAAGAATGTCATCGTGTTCGATGACTGCGACAGCGTGTTATTGGACGACTTGAGCTTGAACATTCTTAAGGCCGCCCTGGACAGTTCCAAGAAGCGTACTATTAGCTGGAACACTGACAGCCGTATCCTGCGCTCAGAAGGTATTCCAGATCGCTTCGAGTTCAAAGCAGGTGCGATCTTTATTACCAACATCAAGTTTGAGAATGTACGCTCTAAGAAGCTACAGGATCACCTTGCCGCTCTTGAGAGTCGTTGCCACTACATTGATCTGCAGATGGACACAGACCGTGAGAAGGTTCTGCGTATCAAACAGATCGTACAAGACGGCATGCTGGACTGCTACGAGTTTGAGCCCGTGCAACGCGATGAGGTTGTAGACTTTATCATTGACAATCGCTCTAAATTGCGTGAGCTGTCATTGCGTACAGTTCTTAAGGTAGCAGACTTGCGTAAGGCGTTCACTGCTAACTGGATGAGCATGGCAGAAGTTACTGTCATGAAGCGAGGTTAATATGGATGGCGCTCCTAACAAAGAGTGCCAGTACTTAGGGCCAGATCAAGATCCCCTGCGGGACTGGCCCGTTAAGTACTGTTGCAAGCCCTCCTTCCCAGGCAAGAGCTACTGCGAGGACCACGTGTGGCTAGTCTACAATCGTGGGTCTAGCGTAGGCAACAAACGAAAGATCAAAGAGATCGAGAAAGAGCTTGCAGAAGTTAAACGACTGCAAGAAATAGCGGAGTATGATGATGCGTAATACATTGATAGTGATA